CAGCATGACCCTGTTCCCCATTGCCGAACACATGTTCACAGTACATGAACACGAACCACACCATCCGACACAACATTAGTTAGTACCACCTAACACCACACCGTACCGCCTCGCTATGCTCGGCAGTACCTCGACACGCTCCGCATGTCTCGGTGTGAGCCTACTCCGTCCTACTCCGTTCTACTCCGCTCTACTCCTCTCACACACCACCGCCCTACAATGTTCCACGTGAAACAATGACACGCTTGGATCGGTTGTTGATTATGTGAAATTATAAAAACACTTGTATTCTAGAATAGGTGTGCTATAATTAGGGTACAAAGAAGGAGGTCATAGAAAATGAAAATGACATTAAAAGAAGTATATGATAGTGCTCTATTGAATATTTATAATAATGCTATAGAGTCTATTAAGGTTGTGGATGAAGATGAATTTAAAAATGCGTTAATTGTTAATTATATTAATTCAATGTGCATTATTACACTTAATGCTTTAAAAGACGAAGATGTCACAGTTAGTGATTTTGATTATTTAGTTTTACAGTTTGCTGATCTATCAGGTGAATTACTTAAGTATGCTAGTGGTGAATTTATATCTTTATGATGTAGAGAGGTAGAAATTATGAAACATTATAGTATTAGAAACATTTACATTGTTTATGAAGGTATTCAATGTGAATGTTATTTATCTAGGAATAGAATTAAAAGGGCTGTGTATAACTTTATTTATGGACAGATAAATACACCTATTTTAGATTATTTAGGAGAGCATAACTTAAAGGTAAGCGTATATTGGAATTATAAATGGTGTCAATCGGTTATGCATATCCCACAAGCTAAGCGATATCCAGCTGTAATACACGGCTTAGGTAAAGATTTAGGATGGTATTGCAAGGCTTTAGAGTGGAGTCGTTATGAGTAGAATTTACAAACATTCACATAATCCAAGTGATATAACTATGGATAATATTAATAGAATTGTTGATATTATAGAGACGTATTTATGTGATTATAAACTTGGTTTTCATTTAGTCTATCAGCGTAGGCATTTAATAAGAATGGATATTCGTAAATTAAATTCAAAGAGTGTAATAGCTAGTTATTCCTTTCGCTATAGTACTATGACGTTATTTAAACGGAAGGTTTTACAAGGTGCCGTATCACTTGAGGATATGATTAAAGAGAATGAGAGACGCGGATATAATTATGACTAGTAATTTAATTCTTGCAAGTTATGTTATATGGGTGTTATTATCTGTATACCAAGCTTATAAACATTGTAAAGGTGAATTTAAATATTATAAGGTTTCTAGTCGTTATGTGAATATCATTATTATATTAATAGTTATGCTAGTGACATGGTTTATATTACTATGTTTAAAGATAGATGAATTAATGGAGGTGTGTAATGTAAAATATTAAAGTGTTATGACTTCACTAAAAAGCGAGATAGGTTGTAAATTGTTATGCTGATACAAAATTAGGCAACTTGAAATAAATTAATTGAAAAAGCAATAGTTAAAATTAAAAGGAGAATATTAAAATGGAAAATTTAGGAAATGAAGTGATGGCAATGGAAAATACAGGGTTAGTTGTGACTGATGACATGAGTCATGAGCAACGTGTTAACTTATTCAACGCGGTAAATAATGCGGAAGGTTTAAGCGATCAAGTAGGTAAGGACTTGTATTTGACTGGTTACATCGTGCAAGATGTAGAAAAGGAAAATGAAAAAACAGGTGAAATTATCTGTAGTAAGTTAATTACTGTAATTGATAAAGAAGGTAAAGCGTATGCTACTAATAGTAAACCTTTCTTACAGTCATTAAAGCAGTTAAAACAGGTATTTAACTACGATTGGACGAAAGAACCGGTATGTGTGACAATCATTCAGAAAAAATCGAACTCAAGTTCAAACAAATATTTAAGCATGGCTGTAAAATAGCCTATTAATTAAGGGTGTTAGCCAAACACCCTTTTATTTTGGCTTAAAAGGGGGTGTTTAAAATGGCTAAAATGCGAAAATCATTTAAGGATGTTAAGCGGTTAAGAAATGCTATAGCAAGCGCAAAACGAACAGCTACAAAAGCGCAAAACATGGGGCAGGATGTTGTATTTACAGACATACGAACGATAAAAGATTTTAATGATCGTAAGGAATTCAACAAATACTTGAAATCAATTGAACGATTTAATAAGGAAAATAGGTACATTGAAAATCAATACGGTGTTGTTTTTAATAGAAATGATATTGAGAAAGCAAATAAATTAATAGATAAACAAAACCGACAAAGGAGAAGTCTAGCAAGAAGTGTTGGACTAACAAAACTAAAAGAAACAAAAGGCGGTATAATCACAAATGTAAGTGTTAAACAGGCTCTGTCAGTTTTAAAAGATGATAGAGGCGGTTTTTTCGAGCCAGTCCATCATGTTAACATTCAATCGTATCGTTATCCTAAACAGTTAGATAATCGAATTGAAAGTTTAAAAGAAAATACGAAAAAGAAGTCAAAGAAAATTAGAACGTTGAGAAAAAATTATAAAAAAGCGATATCCGAACAAATAGAAGGCATGAATATCACAGAAGAAGAAGGGGAACAAATATTAGAAGATATTAATTCTTTAAGTGATAGTGATTTAATTAAATGGTTTTACCAAGAGCGTAAAGCTATAAATACATTTAAGTATCTTGATTTAAGCCGTGAATATACAGAAAATCAAAAGTTTGTGAATGAACAATTAAGTAAAAGTATTCAGACTGATTTAAAAGATGTAAAAGATAGTTTAGCTGTATTCACCGGACGTGCCTATGTTAGTGACGGTATGGTTAAGTATAAATAATGTAAAGGGGGTTGTAGTATGACAAAGAAAAAAGAGCCCAAAGAGATTTGGGCGTGCGACTTTGAAACTACAACCGACCCTTTAGATTGCCGTGTATGGGCTTGGGGTGCAAGTTTTGTTAGTGATTCAAGTATAAAAGAATATGGGAATAGTATTGACGGTTTCATTGAATGGTGTAAAGAGAAAACACGTAAATTATATTTTCATAATTTAGCATTTGATGGTGAGTTTATAGTGAGCTGGCTTTTAAGTAATGGGTATGAGTATTCAGATAAACCCAAAACCGGATGTTTTAAAACAATCATATCGAATACAGGATTATGGTATTCTATTGAAATATGGTGGAAATATTCAATTTATCGTTCAACAAAAACTACAATATGGGATAGCTTTAAATTAATTCCATTTAGTATTGAGAAAATAGCACATGATTTTAATTTACCAATACGAAAATTAAAACTAGATTATAAGGCTAAACGTGAGGTAGGACACGAGCTAACACTACAAGAAGTTGATTATCTTTTCAATGACATTGATATTGAAGGTATGGCATTGAATGAATGCTTTAAGCTTGGCTTTAACAAAATGACAGCTACAAGCTGTAGTTTTGACGCATTTAAGAAAACTTTGCCTATGAGTTTTGAAAAGATATTCCCACCTTTAGAAATGAGTGTGGATACAGATTTAAGACCTGCTTATAGTGGTGGTTTCGTTTGGGCAAACCCGGAACTAAAAGAAAAAGAGATAGGGCAAGGGATAGTATTTGACGTAAACTCGTTATTCCCTAGTCGTATGTATTATGAATTATTGCCGTATGATACACCTATTTATTTTGAAGGTGAATATCAACAGGATGATGAATGCCCTTTGTGGGTTGGTGTTGTTAGTTTTGCTTTTGACATTAAAAAAGATCATATACCTTGTATCAGTTTAGATAAGTTTAGTCGATTTTTTGGGAGTAAAAAGTATGTGGACAGCTCAAACGGTGATATTGTTAGAATGACTGTTACAAGTGTTGATTGGGAGTTATTCAATGAACAATATGATATTTATGATGTAGAGTTCATTAATGGATATAAATTTAGGGGGTGTGTAGGAATGGCTAGACAGTTTATTGATGAACAAATGGAAGTTAAGAAAAACTCAAAAGGCGCACAAAGATTTATCGCAAAAAGACAATTAAATTCAGTATACGGAAAATTCGCAACGAACCCAAATGTAACGCCTAAAATTCCATTTATTGATAAAGATGATGGAGTTTTACGTTTACATGACCCTATGTTTACTACTTATGAAGATGGAGAAGTGAAAGAGGTTATTGATGAACAATTTCGAGATCCTATTTATCTTCCATATGGTGAATTTGTAACCGCATATGCGCGTAAATATACAATTAGTACCGCTCAAAAAGTAGGTATCCATAGAGTCGCATATATTGACACGGATTCAATACATCTAGTTGGCACACAAGTTCCGGATGCAATTAAAGATATTATTGATGATAAAGAATTAGGCTATTGGGGTCTAGAATCAGTGTTTACACGATCTTATTTCATTGGTGCTAAAAGTTATGTAGAAGAAATTGAAATTAGTTATAAAGATTATGTAGAACACCAACAAGAATATATAAGTGAAAATGACTGTAAAGATAAGTTGTATTATATTCGTGAGGGTGTTTGCTATTATTTAAACGTCAAATGTGCCGGTATGACGCAAAAGGCTAAACAGAATGTAACATATGATAATTTTAGAGTTGGAAATGTAATTAATGATTGCCTAAAGAAAACACATGTACCGGGTGGTATTGTATTAGTCGATAGACAATTCAGCATTAAAAGTAGATAGGAAGGTGATAAAGTGATAAGTGTTTTAACGAATATATTGTATTATTTATTTATGGTATTTTGCTGTTTAAGTGTAACATTTCTATTTGTCGTATATATTATAGGAATGGCATTAATGATTATTTGGATTATAAAGGAGTAGAAAAATGAATTTTATGTTTTTAATGATATTAATGTGTATTATTGTATTAGCAGTTTTTTATTTGATTATATATTGTAAATATGAGTCATTGATTGATAAATATAAATATTTGAATAAAGAACTTGAAAGTTTAAGTTATGAAGTTTATCATCGTGACAATGCAATATTTAAAAAATGTGATAAAACTCTAAAAGAATTTAACGAGATCATGTTCGGAAATCCACCATTAAAAAATAAAGTTGTGATTGTGAGAAGTATAAAGGATTATGATTATACCGCCTATCGAAAAGATATTGATATGTTAAACCATTATTTAGAAAATGGCTGGAGCATTGTAAACCATGAAACGAGTGACTTTGTACACACATATATATTAGGTATACCGTTAGTGTGGCAGGATGAAAAAGAAGATGATGAAAAAGGATGTGATGATAATGTTGAGTGAGAAGTCGAAAGAAAATAGAAATAAATGGTATCGAGATCATGTTAATAAATATTGTGTTTGCGTCAATAAAAGTGAAGTTGAAGTTGTTGGCTACATTGAAGATTTATTGAAAAAGAAAAAGTTTAGTCAATACGTTAAAGATAAAGTTAAAGAAGATTTGGCAAAAAGTAAATAACATGCTAATATATAAACGTAAGGAATAAAGATAGGAAATCAGACATGTATATCAGAATTACTCGCGGTGAAACGTGCTGATAACATATATAGGAATAGTAATCTAGCTGGTAACACTTTAAACTTTACAACCTATTATCATGAAACCCTCGTAAAAGAGGGTTTTATTTTATGTTGACTTTACAATATTAATATCATATATTTATAAATAGAAGGGATGTGTAATAATGGAACGTGATGAATTAAGAAACAAGTTTACGGAAGTGTTAACGGTTGAAGATCAAGCGGAACGATCAACTATGCTGAATGACATGCGAGCGGAAGTTGAGAAAACTTATACAGAGTTAGACAATTTGAAAGCCGAGAACACAAAACTAGTTGAAAAGAATACCTCATTAACAGAGGCAAATTCTAAACTATTTATGCAAATTGGTGTTGAAAAATCGGGCGGAGAAAAGCCAAAACATGAAGCACCAATGGACTTAAGAAAATTAGGTATTTAATGAAAGAGGTGATTTAGATGTCAAAAACAACAGGAAAAGATGTAACTAAAACGTTACAAAATGATTTAGGTATGGACCATGAACCTACCGGACAAGAAGTTGCGAGTGCAATGTATGCAATGAGTTCAAGCAACTTTAGGAGTACGATTGGAGACCCAAACGAAACAAGCTCTTTAGAGTTTATGAACGGTTTATTAGAATATCCGGATACTTTAGGTGTTGAGTTTATGAATTTAGCAACACGTATTGGTAAAGTGATTGCACACAGAAATATTTTAACAAACAAATTAGCTCCGTTTAAAATGGAGAATATGCCACTTGGTTATACTATGGAAGAGTATTTCGTTGAGTGTGCCAAAGAGCACGCTTACGATCAAGCCGACGCGGAGAACACTTTATTTAAAAGAAGTTTACCGGATATTAAAACAGCTTTCTACGTAGTAAATAGAAAGTCATATTATCCAGCAACAATTACCGATGATGATTTACGTAAATATTTTGTTACATGGGATGGTGTAAACAGTTTGATCGCTCGAATCGTTGATTCTATGTATAATGGTGATAATAAGGATGATTATAATTATATGAAATCCGCTTTAGTCACTCACTACGAAAACGGGCACATGAAAATTGTAAATACGAACGCTGTAACAGATACGGAAACTGCTAAAGAATTAGCCCGTAAAATTACCGAATACGTGTCTTATTTAACTGAGCCAACAAACGAATATAACGCTATGGCTGTTACGAAACAGAATGAGTACGATGACATTTATGTCATCCTAAATGGTAAAACCAATAGTTATTTAAACATTGATTGGTTGGCTCAAACATTCCAATTAGAGTTTGCACAATTCAAAACTCATGTATTAGTATTGCCTACTTTACCAAGTACGGCACAAGGTACTATTGAGGCTATTGTATGCGACTCAGAGATTTATCGAGTTTTCGACCAAAAGTATAGCGTGGGTGTTGCTTACAATGCTAAAGGTTTATATTGGAATTATTTCTTACATCACTGGGAAGGAATTGCGACAAGTCGATTCGCAAACGCAATTGCTTTTGTTTCCGGAAATGTGGAGGAAAAAGTTACAGCTATCTACTCAAATCCACAAGTTGTTGAAGTACATAAAGGTGCGACTATTACCGTACCATTTACAGTTCAAACAAGTGGTTTAAATGCTAAGTATAAATTGAAAGCTACATCTAATGATGCGGAAAAAGTTAAAGCTACAATCGAAAATGATTTAAAACACGTTAAGATTGAAGGTTTAGACACTATTGACAAGGAAGGTTTAGCAACTGTAACAATCGAAGATGCAGTTTCAGGAGTAACTTGTGGTGTTAAGGTTGTTTATAACGTATAGTTATGTTATAATATCAGTGTCATGAGTAGGACATGGCACCCTCCTTTCTATAATTTAGGCGAATTGCAAGCTAGGAAAAAGAGTTATTAATTTAACTCTTTTTCTTTTATTTTTATTTATTTTGTATTAGTATGTATTTGAAGGTGGTGAGATCATGTTAAGAAAAACTAAAAAGAAACAATCAGCAAGCCAAACAATTAAAGAACAATTTGAGCAAAATCAAGAAATTAAAATAGATATTGATAATTTTTTGCCTAAGTTTGACGAGGTAAAGTTAAGTGGTAAAAATTTAGCTCAAAACTATGTGAGTGAATTTAATACGGGTATGAATATTTACCAATGTTTAAATTACTTACAAGGTCATATTGGATGGCTTGTAAAAGCTGTTAACGATGTTGTTAAAAAATGGAATAAAAACATTGAGGAAATGATTAAATATTGTATTGAACTGTCTAAAAGTGAATTCGATAAACACTGGGCTGAGTTAAAACCTCAAGTTATTGAGTTGACAAAACAAACAACAATCAATCAATTCAACGAGAAATGGGAAGAATTAAAACCTCAAGTTATTGAGTTGACGAAACAAACAACAATCAATCAGTTCAATAATTCATGGGAAGAATTAAAACCTCAAGTGATTGAGTTGACGAAACAAACAACAATCAATCAATTCAATCAGTCATGGGAAGAATTAAAACCGGAGTTAACGCAATATGTAAATAATACGATCAATCAATATATTGATAATCAAGATTCTAAAATCGGTAAAATGTACGACGATTTATCTATCTTGTTAACAAACTTAAAGAATAGTGGAGCTTGGACACAAACGGGTGATACGATTTTCGATGGTCACATGACAAACGGTAGAAACATCGCAACAGGTAATATTAATATCTTTGGTGGAAGTGTTGACGGCGGTTCTTATATCCGTACCAATAGCGGAAGCACTGAGAATGATTTGGCTGGTGGTGTATAATGGCATGGCAATATTTCTACGGTGCATATGACAACACCGGACCATATGCGAATGTTGTTTTAGGTGGTTCACCGGATAATACAGGACCGTTTGGAGCACCATTAGCAACCGCCCATGCGTCCGGATACGGTAAAGGTATTAACTTTACAGATAATGGAAATTATGGTGTAACGTTTATTTTAGATTTAGTCGGTTATGCTATAACAGACGCTCAGCAGTATGTGGCGGATGGGTATTATGTTGGTGACACTTCAACACCATATAATTATTTTATTATTGTATCTAAGTCAACAGACAATCAAGCCTCATGGACGCAGCTATTAAGAGAAAAGATATTTACACACACCGGACAAATGTCATTAAATTATAGGCAAGGCTGGGATGGAACGGCAAGAGCGAGTCAATGGCATAAATTTATTCAATTATCAAATGACACAACACACGTTAAAATTGAATTACAAGGTGAGAGCGTAACTTTTCCACACTCGAATATTTACACTATTAGACAAGTTATTCCCGACTTTAGACCTTGGGGCATTCGTAAAAGTGGCGTATTAAAATCATTAAATAAAGATAGTGGATTTTTAAAGATACGAAAATCAAACTCATGGAAGGACATAGCAAAATATAGTTATGATAAGGTAGGAAAAGAAAATCAAGGTACGAGCCGAATCCGTAAAAATGGAAAATGGTTAGGTCAAGGAAAAATAGGCAATTAAAAATAGTTGAACATTCAACTATTTTTTTATATTATAGAAAATGAAAGAGGTGATTAAAATGGAAATTATTTTAGTGGCATTAGTATTTAATGGTTTGGACTTAGTAACAGGTATCGTTGGAGCTTTACGAGAAGGTGAACAAATCAAGTCAAACAAATTGAGGGACGGACTTTTTAAAAAGGTTGGATTTATCTTTTGTTATACTTTAGGTATTGCTATTAACTATGCTGAAAGTTATTTAACTTTGCCGTTTGGAGTTGATTTAGTACCGGTGATTTGCACATATGCGATTATTACAGAAGTGGTTAGTATCATCGAAAACATTTCAAAAATCAATAGTGACATTCTACCGGATAAACTAAAAGCACTAATCGGATATAAAGAAGGTGAATAGTATGGATTTTGATAAAATAAAACAAAATATTTTAAATTCAAGTGAAACATCTACAAGTGAAAGCGAAAGTATTTCCGGTTCAGAGTTACATGAAGAATTTGAGATCAATAACTTTTTACCGGAATTCGAGCCTATAAAGCTAAGCGGTAAGAATCTAGCTCAGCAATATGTTAGTGCATTCAATACGGGTATGAATGTATACCAATGTTTAAATTATTTACAAGGGTACGTTTATACATTAGTAACCGCTATGAATGAAACAATTGAGGCATGGAATACGGTAGTTCCTTTATTAGAGCAAGCTACAAAAGAGTGGACAGATGAGGAATTCGATTATAAATGGTCGATTCTAAAACCACAAGTTATTGAGCTTGTCACAAATTTAACACTTGAAACATTTAATAAGGCATGGGAAGACTTAAAACCGGTTGTTATTAAATTGGCACAGGACACAACCGACGCCGAATTTAAAAAACAATGGGATATTTTAAAACCACAAGTTATTACACTGGTGGAAGAAACAACAACTAATAAATTTAATGAGGAATGGGAAAAATTAAAACCTACGATCATACAATTATCAACAGACACAACAATTGAACAATTTAATAGATCATGGGAAGAATTAAAGCCGAAAGTTATTGAATTATCACAGACTACAACAAGTAATAAATTCGATGAGAAATGGGAAGAGTTAAGACCTCAAGTGATTAAATTAGCACAAACTACAACAAGTGATAAATTCGATGAAAAATGGAAAGCACTACAACCAACATTAACAGAAACGGTTAATAATTTAGCTAAAACACAAACAACAACAACATTCAATGAAAAGTGGGAAGAGTTAAAACCTCAAGTTATTGAGTTAGCAGAAACAACAACGAACACGAAATTCGATGGGAAATGGGAAGAGTTAAGCCCTCAAGTGATTAAATTAGCACAAACTACAACAAGTGATAAATTCGATGAAAAATGGAAAGCACTACAACCAACATTAACAGAAACGGTTAATAATTTAGCTAAAACACAAACAACAACAACATTCAATGAAAAGTGGGAAGAGTTAAAACCTCAAGTTATTGAGTTAGCAGAAACAACAACGAACACGAAATTCGATGGGAAATGGGAAGAGTTACAACTAACATTAAATACAACGGTTGAGAATTTAGTTAACACAAATTTAGAAACATTTAAAACGACATTATGGCAGGAAGTCACAAAAAATGATAGTTTCCCTTTCTTATTACCCGAAAATTTTGGTGCGGTTGGTGATGGTACTACTAACGATAGTTCAGCATTTAATGCTTGTATTGCGAAAGCAAACGAAACTGGTAAGTATGTATTGTTAAGCAACAAAACATATTTAATTGGTAATACTTTAATGAATAACAGTGACATAAATATAATAGGTGTTAATACTGTGATTATATTAGGCAACAACACGTTCACAAAACAAATAGTTAATTGTGTGTTTAGTAATATCACATTTAAGCGTACTGTAGGAAGTGATTTACCACTAACAGAAAACTTTTTATCATCTCAATTTAAGTATTGTAATTTTGTTGATATTAATTATTTATTTAAATATATTTCACCTAGAATTAACACAGTAGAACATTTATTATTAGATGAATGTAATTTACAAAATACACAACTTATTAATGCTACTAATCAATTTAATGGTGTAGTTTATAGTATTAATAAAACATTATTTTATTATGATGATGAGTATAAACAAAGAACTCATATTATTAGTGGATATATTGGTGGTAAATTTATATTTAATAATTGTACTTTCTCAAAATTTGAACCGCGTGGAACGATTGAATTATTTGGTTCACTTGATGATTTTGAATTTAATAATTGTTATATTAATAATTATGATAATGCAAACACCTTTATTCTACCGAATATAAGTAGTGTGAAGAAACAACAAATAACATTTAATAATTGTGATATTTCAAACAATAATAAATATTTAGTTAATGTATATAGCACAAATAACACGGTACTCCCAACTGTTAATATTAAATATTCAACATTAAAAGTGAATGCAATTTTTGATGCAAAAAATGAATGTAGTTTATGGCTTGAAAACAATAAAATTGACACTAAGCCTATTATTAATGTTGGAGTGGGTAAAGTTAATTTAGTTGAAATCCAACAAAAGTATAGTGATACAAGTGAAAATATATTCCCTTGGACAACAGAGCCTACACCAACCGTTGAAAATAATGTTTCAATTAATAAAATAGGAAAAACTGATTTTTATGTTTTAACAGAAAGCAAAGATAAAAATATTAAAAAATTAGATTATTATTTTACAAGTAATTTTAATTATTCAACAACTAATCCTCATTATAACAACACCATTTATGTTAAGGGTTTAGACTTAGAAGGTTATACAGTTAAGAAATCATTTTTAAGTAATAACACATGTAAATTAAAAACCAAAAGTACAGGTGAATTAATAGATTATGTTTATTTAATGCTAGATGATAGTGTAACAATCGCAACCAATAAAGATGACCCACAATTTGTATATACTACATTAGATATGAAATATTTACCATATTTCGCTAAACTTAAAACAGATACGCCCGTTGCAGGGGATTTGTGTGTTGACGTGTGTATTTCAATTATTGTAGAAAAAACTAGCTCATAAGCTAGTTTTATTTTATTATATAGTAGGAGGTATTAATTATGGATAAAAAAGAATGTGAATTATCAAGTATATATAAGATGAAAAAACCGGAAGATATTCCATATAACTTACCAGAAGGTCTAAGCGTTTATTTTTACATCGAGTTCTACATGCAAGCTATGCACATACTAAAGAATGTGGATTATGAAAGATATAATATCTGTAAAGATAAGTTAAGAGAATTAGTAGAAATAGAGGAGGAATTAAATTTATGAAACCCGGTCAGAAATTAGTGCATGATGGGCATGAGGTTTGCCTTTTTCCTATGGAAACAATGAACATTACTCAATGGTCAAGTCCAACAGCTGAATCACACTGCTGTGGACATCCTTTTGATAATGCAATTAGTGGACAGGTCCGTGTTCCCGTATACGCCCCTTTTTCTTGTCATTTATGCTATAGTGACAACTCCGGAAATACACGCGCTTATAGTTCAGATAATCCCGTATGGACACCAAACGGATTAAGCTATGTAACCGTAAGCTTTACGCATGACCCCAACCCACCAACCGCAACACAATATAAACAAGGTGATCTAATTTATCATACGGGTACGGCTGGCATGGCTACTGGAGATCATTGTCATATCGACCAAACTTTCACACAAAACGCTGGATTAGTTTATTATGGTGTTACATGTAAATATGGAAATCAATGCTACGCGTTAAGTGGTTCAGAGTTACCGAATAATGTATTTTATGTGAATGATACAAATATTGTTAACGGATACGGGCAACAGTGGAAAACATTTGAGGGTGGACAACCTCCAACGCCCGAACCATCTTATAAATATACTAAACATTATTTCATGTTAGACGGTTTAGGGGTTGATTTTGGGTTTTATAAAACAAAAGAAGAGATCAAACCCGAACCACCAACGCCAACGGGTAAATGGTTTATTCCTGGTGATATCAATAATACACGACCGCTTACAGAAGATGAATCTAAACAAAATTGGATTGCTTTTTGGCAGTTTTTCAAGGCTAAAGGTTGGACCGCAAACGCGGTTGCCGGTATATTAGGAAACTCTTATTTTGAAAGTACAGTCAACCCGAATAGGTGGGAAGGTGATGTACCGTTTGCACAACCGGTAGCAAGTCGTGGATATGGTTTAGTACAATGGACACCGTGGACAAAAATAATTGACTGGCTAAAAGAAAAAGGATATTACCCGGATGTTTCTAAGTTCGGTGTTGGAGAATGTGAGAGAATTCAATGGGAAATGGAAAATAACCAGCAGTGGATAGCCACTGCAACATATCCCGAAAGTTTCGCGAGCTTTTCAAAATCTACCGCCGACCCTTATACATTAGCTATTGAATTTCTAGCGAATTACGAAAGACCAGCCGACCCAAACCAACCACAACGAGGAACTAAAGCACGTGAGATATATGACTATATCAAAGATAAATAAAATAGTTGATGTTTCAACTATTTTTTAATAAGATAAAATAAAAGGAGATGATTAAGATGAGTATAGGAGTTGTGAACAGTCAATTTACGCCACAATCAAAAATTTATTTATTAAAGGGTTTAGAAATTGACGCAATGAATAACACGTTTTGGGGTGCATTCGATACACCCGAAAAACAATTTAATTTTTTTATTAATAACTACGATCATATTGTTTTTGAAAATTACACATACCAAAGAAAAGACGGAACGATAGTTGTACCGGGTGTTTATGATGATCTACGTTTATATAATTATTTGATTTATCAAAATGGAAACACCGGGAATAAAGCAAAATGGATTTACTGTTTTATTACAAGTTTAGGTTACTTAAATGACAATGCCACTAGTATTAGTTTTGAAACAGATGTAATACAAACTTGGCGCTTTGAAATTGAAAGTAACTTTATGGAGTCATATATAGCTTATGAGCATAGACCACAATTTTACACACAAGATAATCAATATTACCCATGTATTAATACACAACCCGAAAATTTAGAGATTGGAACGGATTTGATTAGTGAAAACAACATTAGATTAGACCCCAACCAAGATAGAAGCTATGCGATTATTGGTATGACTTGTACAATGGACGGAAAAGACACGTATGCACATGGAACGCTAGGAAGTCCTTCACAAATTAATTATTATATTTTTCCTTTTTCAAGAATTACAGGCGGTGACATAAAAACATTGAAAATAGGGTCAACATCCGGTGCGGTTGTAGGTATTGCAGGTTTAAGCGAGATCATGAACGCAATTCGCACATCGGAAGTATTAGTAGGTAAATGCGTTTCTATTGTTGTGACGAATTCAATTCCTGGTTTAGTAGTAGAAGATAACCAAATTATTATAAAAAGAGATTGCTTTGAGTGTAGAAGAGAAGGTGACTATAATATACTAACTTATAAGCCTTATGTCATGTCTAGTATGTACGATTCTAGTTCAGACCAGTTCGCAAAATCACGATTAATAGACGCCATGAGTTATTTAGGCATTGGAGCAAATGACAACACTAAAATGCTATGGTATCCATATAGTTATTTTGTGTTAAGCGATAGCAATGGAACAACAAAATTATTCAAAAATGAGCTATGGGAAAATATACATAAAATGCAATTTGCTTTTGTTGGCTCACCTAACTCATCTAAAATGAATGTAGTTCCAATTAATTATAAAGTGAAAAAGAATTCTATCGGTAATAATATCATGTTAAACTTAGATAACTCTTTTGAGTCTCAATATGAATCAAGCTTACCTATTATTAGTGATACCACCGCTTTAATGTTACAATCATCACGCAACTCTATGAACGTGGGATTATCCAATATTAGGAGATCAAACGAAACAAATTCAGCTATAGCCAGCGCAACCGGTAATGCACTAAGCGCACAAACAAGTTTACAAAATAATTTGAATTTAAGTGTAACCGCACGAAATGCTAATTTAGCTAGTAACTTAAACGATTTACATAACAAATCGAACATGATAAACGCTAGTATAAGCGCTATAGGTGGTTTAAGTGGTGGTATCGCTAGTGCTTTAACTGGTAATATTGGTGGTGCTGTAGGTAGTCTTGTTGGAGCTGGTTTAGGGATTGGACAAACAGCAATGCAAAACCAAATCAATACAAAACAAACTAACATGCAAAACGCAAATGCACTCGCAAACGCAAATGCACAGGCTAGTGCTAATAGTCAATCAACCGCAATAGGTAACCAATTAAGACAATTAACAACACAGTACCAAAATCAAACAAACATTCAAAACGCTATGGATAGTTACAACGCGCGTATCCATGACGCACAGGCAACGGCTGACAGTATTGTAACCGGTTCAAACGATTTACTACGTCAAACGGCTTTAGATTTGAATACATTAATATTATTTGCTTATAAACCGACTGAAGAATACCGCAATAAATTAAACCAAATATGGAACATGCGCGGTTATGCCACTAATACAATTGACTACCCGAATTTACATTCTAAGTCAGCATGGAATTATATACAGACTGTGAAATGTAATATTAAAGGTACAAATATCGACCCGAACGACCTCGAAAAAATCAAACGTGTGTTTGATAATGGTATTACACTATGGCATGATAAAGATGTAGGAAATTATGATCGTAAAAACACTGAAAGATACCAACATGAAAATATTGATACATTCGGTAACTACTTAAATAGAAAAGTGCATTAAATGGAAAAAGGTTGACGGTTCAACCTTTTTTATTTAACATATAATTAAAAGGAGATGATTAAAATGGATTTATTGAATGATACGACTTCGTTCACAGATTATTGTAGGAACGCGGTAGATGTTGCTACTATGAACAATGGAGAGGCGGATTTTATATATTATACATATTTACAAATGTTAAGTTTAAACATGTTTAAATATAAAGGTTTACCCGAATCCATTAACACATTCTATTTAGAATATGTGTTACAAACACGTGGTTACATTGGCTTTTATAATGATGAAAGATTAGGATTAATCTGTAGTGAAATCACACTAGGCTGTAAGCTTAACCACTATCAAATGCCAACCGAATACCATACAGTTTCGACGAGTCCACTTGTGAAAAAGAATTTATCAAGTAATGAATGTGTGATTATGAAAAACAGTCCTTTATATGTTGGTATCTTCCCATACTTAAACTTTTTCGCTAAGAAACTAGCTTTAACAAGTCGCACGATGGACCAAAATTTGACAATGCAATGGACACCGTACATTATTACCGGTGATAAGCGTATGTTACAGCAATTCAAAGTGTTCATGAAAAAAATCTTGCAAGGGGTTCAAACGATCTTTACTTCAAAAGGTTTCAGAACAGAGGATATTAATGTGTTACAAACAAACGCACCTTTTATTGCGGATGAACTACACGGCATGAAACAAGCTATATTACGTGAGTGTATGACTCTATTAGGTATTGAAAATGCAAACATGGACAAAAAAGAAAGATTAGTTTCGGATGAGGTCAACGCAAACAATCAACAGGTTATTGCGTCTCGTAATATTTGGCTTAGTGAGCGTAAAAAAGCGATTGATGAATTGAATAAGAAATTTAATTTAAATGCTAGTGTGGAATTCGCTCCATATGAGGATTTTGAAGACATCATGAAATTATTAGAATTAGATTCTAACACAAGTGTAAAAGATTTTAATATCGATAAAAATTTAGATGTTAAAGAGGGTGATTAATATGTTTAAAAAATTAAAAGTACCTAACTATTTGTTAACTTTACAAAGTCCGGTTTTAGCTGAAAACACAGAAACAATCTGTGGTGTATGTCACAACCTGGCATTTACGGAATTAATTGACGCTCAATATGAATTAAGCGACATGGAAGTGTTAGAGATCGCAAGAAAAAAGATTTTTGATTTTAATTATCCTTTTTATGATGATCTTGAAAAACGTAAGACATTAGAAACGGGAATTTTAAAACATTTTTGGTTTGATGAAATCGGACAAGAAACTTATGCGTATTGGAAATTTGAGCTTCAACACTGGTTTGAAATCAATATGGATAGATATTATACTTTGTTTAAAACTATTCCATTCCAAGACCAAGACGACCCAACCGCAAACACGAACTACACGGAAACATACACGCGTGATAGTCGAGGTAACACACAAGCCAGCGGAGAAGATACGAGTATCGCTTTACAATCTGTAACTCCGGAAGGACGTATTGACATTGAAACAAATGACTATGTTAATAACATCGCTAAGACAATTACCAAGCCAAAAAGTGCGAACGATACGACAGGGCATGAAGAATACAGCTTTAAGCGTAAAGGTAATATCGGTATCCAAACGCTGGCGGAAGTATTACAAGGCTCACGGCGTGCAGTTATTACAATCGAAAACGAATTATACGCGGAATTACAAGAATACGGATTATTTTTTAATATTTTTTAGGGGGTAAAAATATGAATATTAATGTAAATAAATATTATGACTATAGAAGAAAAGTACTAGGTACGTATGTAGATCGTGATGGTGCTTACGGTTCTCAATGTTGGGATTTATATTTTGATTGGTGCGAAAAGAATGGATTTAAGGGTGCTAGTTGTACATCTAGCGGATATGTTAAAGATATTTGGTTAAACCGACAAACAAATGGAATGACATATAATTGTGTTGAAATTACAGAACTACAACCGGGTGCAATTGTTGTTTTTAAAGAAGTTCCAAACATCACACCTTTAAGTCATGTCGCTATTTTCGATAGTGATATTAATGGTGCATATGGTCGCTTCTTAGGAGCAAACCAAGGTGATAAGAATGGTTTAGTGAATATCGTATCACTGCCATATTCAGCTACATTCGACACGGCTTTCATGCCTAAAGCTATGATTTTAAGCGATGAAAAAAGTGAAAAGGTATTAAATGAAATTCCAAGTGATTTTATTAAAGAATATGGTACTTTCTACCCAAATTGTACAATTAAAATCAGAGAAGCACCGAGCCAAAAAGGTAATGACACGGGTTTATATTATACAAACGGTATGAGTGTAAGATATGACGGTTATGTTAAACGTGATGGTTATGTATGGATTAGTTGGATTAGCAATAGCGGTAAACGTCGTTGGATGGCGGGCGGTGAATTAAATTCAAGAGGTATTAATTATTTACCTTATGGAGTGTTCAAATGACAAAGTCAATTGATTGGTACAGTCCAACTAATATTAAATCATACAACAAATTTTTAAATTTTATCATTGGCGGTCGTGGAATTGGTAAGACATATGGTTTTAAAAAAGACTGTATCAGTCGATACAAGAAAAAAGGAAAACAATTTCTTTATTTAAGACGCTATAAAACGGACCTAAAGAAAATTAAAACATTTCTAAACGATCAATTTGAAAACTTCAAAGATGATGAATTTAAAATTACAGGTGGTAGCAACTTTACCACCTTTTATATAAATGGCTGTGAAATGGGATACGCCACATCGCTAACAGCGTTTGCAAGTTTAAAATCAACAAGTTATGTAGATATTGATACAATTATTGTTGACGAATTTATACCCGAAAAAGCTGGATTTAATGCATATATCCCGAATGAAGTTGAGATACTATTAAATATCATTGACTCTATATTTAGACAACGAGAAGGACATGTATATTTATTAGCAAATAACGCAAGTATCGTTAACCCATACTTTAGTTACTTTGGTATCACACCCGACCCAAACAAAGAATTTAATACATTTAAGGGTAATGAATCAGTCGAGCAAATTGTTGTACAAATATGTCAAAGTGAATATAAAAAAGGAAATCAAGAAAAATCTAAATTCCATAAATTAATTTCCGGAACTACGTACGGAGAGTATAACGCTGGTAAGTTTGCTTATGACACAAATGACTTTATAAAAAAGAAAACAAATGTTTGTGATTATTTATGTACGCTATACTATGATGATATTTACTATGGTGTTTGGATAGATATGAACACAGGTTATGTTTATATCAATCAACAGATAAACAAAGAATACGGCTATTGTTATTCCATTGGAAGTAACAACCGTGAAAATATGATGATTGCGAAACTATGGCGTAAAGACCAAAGACTCAATATGTTAATACGTTCATATCGTGATGGTTGCGTTTATTATAACAACCAAGAAACGAAACGTTTATTAAGCTATATATTAAGTAAATATTAAAATAAAAGAGTGCCATTAGTGCACTCTTTTAAGTTCTCATTTTAAATTACATTTAGCTACTGTATACAGATAATATATATGTTTATCACCGTACTTTTCATAATACTTGTTATATACATCTTGAACAATTTCATAGTCTGTAGAATGTACTACAATTAAATTATCAAATGTAAAATAAAATTCAAAACTTATAGACGTATCAACCAATAACATTATTTATTACCTTAACTTTCTTTAAAAATAAAGTTCTAATCTTATTATGATTAGAATGAATTAAATTAATTAATTCAACACAACTTTTACACCTAAGCGCATACTTAAGAACATTTAGATAACTATCACTAGTAAAACAAAATGCGTTATAAATAAAATCTTTGTGGAATCATAAACATCACCTACCAATTCTCACTATACATAGAAACGAATGTATTACTAATGTACTCGTGTTTCCTAACACTAACCAATAATAAATAATATTGCCTATAACTAATCAGTCCTTGATTATAATAGGAATGAATAAGATTTTCACGCTCGATATCACTTGTGACACCGAGCGTTCTATTTAACTCAGAACATAAGCGATTAAGACTAGTATAATTACTCATATTACTACCTCCTAACTATTCTACATACTTCTTTAAGATTATTATTAATATACTCATTCAAATAAATATAATCACAATAGTTAATATCTTTATCACCGTATATTCTTTCACACATAGAAATACAAATAGTTGTATAATCACTTAGTGTTTGTAATACATTAGGCAATTCGTGCCAACCTTTAATCTTTGCTATTACATCATTGTATTGTGTTTCTAATACTTCTTTATATTTTTCCTTAGTCATATTATGACCCTCCTTCTTTGTACCCTAATTATAGCACACCTATTCTAGAATACAAGTGTTTTTATAATTTCACATAATCAACAACCGATCCAAGCGTGTCATTGTTTCACGTGGAACATTGTAGGGCGGTGGTGTGTGAGAGGAGTAGAGCGGAGTAGAACGGAGTAGGACGGAGTAGGCTCACACCGAGACATGCGGAGCGTGTCGAGGTACTGCCGAGCATAGCGAGGCGGTACGGTGTGGTGTTAGGTGGTACTAACTAATGTTGTGTCGGATGGTGTGGTTCGTGTTCATGTACTGTGAACATGTGTTCGGCAATGGGGAACAGGGTCATGCTG